GATCAGGTTCCAAATCAGGACTTGTCGGACTATTGGGAATGGATGGACAGTAAATACGACAAGGTAATCAACCTGTCTGAATCAGTCGAAGGGACTTTCCTAGCTCTCCCCGGTAGAGCGAATCACCGCTGGCCGCTTGAGATACGGCAAAAGTATCTGGACAAGAATTACCTAGAGTTTGCCCATGAGCTTGCGGGCATCCCCTACAAACCAGCGCAAAAGTTCTATCCGACATTGGATGAAAAGGCATGGGCTAGGAAGGAAAAGGATAAGAACAAAGGGCCGGTAATCCTCTGGTCGCTTGCCGGTTCTGGAGTCCATAAAACATGGCCCTATCTGGATCAGATCATCGCTAGGCTGCTCCTGACATACAAGGACGCAGTTATCTACCTAGTTGGCGACGTGCTTTGCCAGATGCTCGAATCCGGATGGGAGAAAGAGCCGAGAGTTATCAGGAAATCAGGAAAGTGGAGCATGCGCGAAACTCTGTCATTCGCCCAGATAGCCGATATGGTAATCGGGCCGGAAACCGGAGTATTGAACGCGGTAGCGTTTGAAGATGTGCCGAAGGTCATAACCCTTTCGCACTCATCCAAAAACAACCTGACGCGGGATTGGAAGAACGTCTATCCACTTACCCCGAAGAACACGGACTGCTACCCGTGTCATATTCTTCACTACGGGTACAAGTATTGCCGCAAGGATGAAGAAACCGGGTGCGCGGCGTGTCAGGTGGATATCACCGCCGATCAGATGTGGGAACAGATCGTCAAAATATTGGGTAAATAAATGGCTACTTCAGGCGTTACAACCTATTCATTGACTGAAACCGATGTAATCAGCGACGCGCTGCAATCCATTGGCGCGTATGCCGCTGGCGAAACAATCGGAACTGACGACTACGCGCTTGCCCGTCGCAAGCTGAACATGATCGTCAAGCAATGGATGGGGTCTTCTGACTTTGCGCCAGGTCTCAAGCTGTGGTCTAGGAAGCGGGGGTATCTGTTCCTGCAAACCGGGCAGGCAGTCTATACGCTCGGCCCATCCGGTAATAACGCAACATCTTCCTATGTCTCAACGACACTTAGTGCGGCAGAGGCGAGTGGGCAGACCGTCATCAGCCTGACCTCAATTACCGGAATTTCAGCAAGTGACTATATCGGGATCGTCATGGATAGCGGGGCGATCCATTGGACTACCGTCAGCGGATCGCCGAGCGGCGGGACGGCGACGATTGCCTCAGCCCTGACCGGTGACGCGGCATCCGGTAATAAGGTATATGCCTACACCACAAAGGTACGCAAGCCGCAAGAGATTCTAACCGCCGTACTGAGGGACAACAACGGAGTGGATTCGTACTTCGATCCCTTCATGTCCCTAGAAGACTATGAGGGCATCAGCGACAAGGCCAGCGACGGCGACCCGTCAGGCTGGTATTTTGAAGACGGAATCACGAATGCCACGGTGTATCTAGACCGTGAGCCGAATGACGTAACGAAGGTCATCCGCTTTGTTTTCCTGTCTCCGGTGGAAGACCTTACCACCACGACCGACACCATAGACTACCCGCAGCAATGGTATCGGCCCTTGTGCGCTCAGTTGATGCTGGATTGCGCTCCGGCCTTTGAGAAGACCGTTAAGCAGGAATGGGTCATGCAGCGTGACGAATCGTTACGCATTGCGCGCAACGCGAACCCGGAAACCTGCGATGCGTTCTATCAGCCGAACGAAGAATGAGAATCCCCCTAGTCCCCGATGCCGACTCTAGGGACGGCACCAGCAACAAGGACGAACGCCTTACCAATGTTCTTGTGGAACAGGATAGCGTGATGCTGGCATGTGTGCGGCCTGGGCTGAATACCATATCGGCAAACTCCGGCGCGGGGAGTGGCGTGGTTTGCTTCTCTGGAACATTGATTAGTGTGTTCGGGACGGCATTGGGTCATGGGAATACTCCAGCGTCAATTTCAACCGTAGTGAATGGCATGTACGATTTCGCGCAAATACCATGAGACTGCCAGTAATCGGAAACATCAGCACGAAAGACGGCGCGACTAACAAGAATGCGCGGCTTACTAACATGCTTGCTGAGCAGAAGAAGAACGGAACCACGTTGGCGACTGTAAGGCCGGGGCTGAATGGGCTGGCGACATCAAGCGGGGATGGAAACAACCTTGTTTGCTTTGGCGGGGAGTTGGTGAATATCTACGGAAATACTGTGTATAGGATGGATGCAGAGGGTGGTGGCTCTTATAACGACCCGCAGACCATAGGTCTTAAGCGTTATTTTTTCTGGGAATCAGTCGGCGCTCACGTTGATTCGCTTGTTATAACAAAAGGTGAGGCTCGATATGATTCAAATTATTCGCCATCGTGCCCACTTGGTGCGAGCGATCCGCTGTGGGATAACGTAGTCCTTTACCTTGCTTTTGAAGGCGCAGATGGCAGTACAACAATAACAGACGCAAAAGGGCATTCAATCACCAATAGCGGACTAGAAATAGATGCAGCGCAATACGCCTGCGGAAGTTCGTCATTGCTGCTTGATGGAACAGGCCAGATATCACTTTCTGCATATAGCTCTGATTTCGATTTTGGAACCGGAGATTTTTGCATTGAGACAAAAGTCAGGTTCTATGACATTAATGATTATGATTGGGGAGCGGTTGATTTCAATTTTGTAATATTTTCTACTCTATCTGGCCCAATCGAGGGATATGCCTTTGGAATTGGGTCGTCTATTGGCGATAGCTCGTCTGTTGATACGATTTTTTTCGCGTATGGAGGAGCGATAATCGCAACAGGATTTATTGATCCGCTAGCAAACGGAACATGGTATTCCTTTGCAGTATCAAGAAAGGATGGGATTGTCAGACTGTTTTTTGATGGAGAGGTAATTACAGAAATTGATACTGCCGTCTATACACAAACAAACATCGGCACAGTAACCGACAACTTCTTCGACTTCGCCCTAATCCCATGAGCACGCTATTCCTCAAAACCAAGACCGCCGCGTACTACATGACGCTGAGTCCTAACCAGTTGCTCTATTCACAACTGCTGAGTAACGCGGCATGGACTGCAACGAACATGACGCGGACTGCCGGACAGACCGATCCTAGCTCCGGGACGGATGCCTTCACGCTCACTGCTACAGGTGCTAACGCAACGCTGCTGCAATCCGTCACGCTGACCGACACGCTACAGCGCACGTTCTCTATCTACCTCAAGCGCAAGACAGGGACTGGGAATATCTATATCACCGTGGATGGGGCTACCTACTCAGTCGAAACGACGACAGGATCATGGGCGCGGTTCGATACCACGCTGACCGCATCTGGAACCGTAACGGCTGGCGTGAAGATCACCACCAGCGGCGACGAGGTTTATGCGGCATGGGCCATGCTGGAGGACGGTGATACTGCATCGACCTACTCCGAGACTGCCGCGAACCGCTACACAGTGACGCAAGTTACTGACGCTGATTACCCTGCGAACACGGTTCGCGGCTGCGCGTACCTTGACGGGCGGATTTTCGTGATGACGCAAGCCGGGGAGATTTACCAGTCGGCCATCGAAGACCCGGCAACATGGGCCGCGCTGGACTTCATTCAATCGCAAAACGACCCGGATCAGGGCGTTTTCCTAGCCAAGTATCAGGAGTACATCGTCGCGCTAAAGGAACGTGCTACCGAGTTCTTCTATGACGCCGCGAACGCTTCCGGCTCTGTCCTGTCGCCAGTTTCAAACATGGCTTTCCAAGTCGGATGCGCCCATGAGAATTCAGTCAAGGAAATGGCTGGAACGCTGGTTTGGCTCGGACAGACGAAAGACGGATTTGGAAGGGGCGTCTATCGCCTGAGTGGTGGGCAACCAGAGAAGATCAGCACACCGCATATTGATAAGATTCTCGACACTGACGATCTTGCCATCGTCTATTCGTGGTCTGCCAAGGTAGGGGCGCACGTCCTGTATGGGATCACGCTAGGAACCTCTGGCTTCACGCTGGTCTATGACTTCTCTACTAGCTTGTGGTCATTCTTCACTTACCTAGCGGTTAGCGGCGGAACGACGGCGATCACGGCGATCAGCGCAGACGGTGCCGTAACCTCGACCGCTCACGGCTATTCAGACGGCAACATCATCAAGGTAGCCGCAACCAATGCCGACTTCAACGGCTGGCATGTGGTGACGAACGTATCAACAGACGGATACAACATCCAGGCCACCGGGACGGCTTTCAGCGGCTCAGGCACGGCACAGCGATACACAGAGACGTACTTCCCGGTCATCGCCTCCACGGCCTGCGGCGGGCGGCAATGGATGCAGGACGCCACGTCTGGGGCTTTGTACGAATTCGACCAAGACATTTACGCCGACGAAATCGGGGCAACGTCAGCACGGATCAGGACGCCGAAGATCGACAATGGCACGGCGGGATTCAATACCATCGGTCAGGCTGAACTCGTTGGCGACAAGATCGCCTCTTACGCATTGCTCCGTTGGACGGATGACGATTACGTTACCTACTCTAAATTCAGAACGATTGACCTTGACCTTGAAAGGTCAAGAACCCGCAGGCTCGGCAATTTCTCGCGCCGTTCGTTTGAAATTCTCCATGTGAAGGATGCAAACTTCCGCATGGAGGCTTTGGAAGTGGAAGGAAGCTAAAATGGCTTTTCAAAACAATTACAGCGGCTGGTCTCCAGAGATTGCGCAATATGTTTCCCAAGTGTCGTCTAGCACCGGTGGCCTCGGAATGTATCCGACACAGGAACAGCGCAACTTATTTGACCGACAGCAAAACCTCCTATCAAGCACGAGGAACGCAATAGAATGGGCCAATCAGCAGCGCATGACCGACCCTGCCTATTGGGCGCAAGCATTCGGTGCAAGTGGTGGTGGGAGTGTAGGCAAACCGGTCTATCAGGACACCGCAGGAGCTTATCGCAAAAGGCTGAATTCCCTTATGGATAACCCGGATTCAATCGCCAACACCGGGGCCTATAAATTCGCCTTCAACCAAGGGAACGAAGCCATCAACCGGAACCTTGCCGCAAGAGGATTGCTGAAAAGTGGGAACAGGCTTACTGAACTAACCAAGTTCGGACAAGGACTGGCCTCGCAGCAATACGGCGCGGAAATGGATCGGCTTTCCAATCTCGTCAATTCCACCAGAAGCGGAGATATTGCGAAGTATGGAGCGGATGCGAACCTGTACGGAACCGAACTTCAAGGCCAGAACCAGCTTAAGGCGATGATGATGAAAAACTCCATGGACATGATGAAGCGTTACATGGCCCCCGGGACTCATTACACAGCAGCAGGCATTGTGAATAGGTGGGATTGAGGATACGCCATGAACCCTAACTACCTGTATGACCTCGCCAGACAACAGCCCTTACGTTCCGATCTATTTGACCCAGAGGGCGTCCCGCAGACTCTCTCCGGCTTGATTGCGATGGAAAACGCACGCCTGTATGCGCCGTCTCAATTCAACTTTACCCCGCAGATGGCGCAGGGATTCGACCAGCAGGCGGCGCGCGGGCAGGCGGATTTGGCGAAATGGGCGGAGCAGGTTGAAAAGAATCGGATGGAAAGGCAGAAATTCAACCTGCAAATGGCGCAATTCCAAAAAGGCCCAGACCCCTATTTCTCTCCTATCCAGACGGCGCAAGGCGTTTTCTCATTCAATGCCCGCACCGGAAAAATGGAACCCGTGCAAGTCGGCGGGCAGAATGTTGTCGGGGCAGCAGCCGACCCAAATCTGCAAGGAAAGATTGCCGGGGCTAAACAGAAGGGCGAGTCAGAGGCCAAGCGCGAATTCAATATGGGCGGCGTTGGCGGCATCATCGGAGAAGCCGACCGAATTCTGAGAGAAGGCAAGGCGACCAGTAGCGTTATCGGTCGGGGTGTTGATATTGCCGGATCGATAATCGGAGCAAGCCCGAAAGGAGCTGCGGAAGCGGATCAGTTGAAAGTATTGGGAGGGTATCTTGTTTCCAAGATGCCGCGCATGGAAGGCCCGCAGTCAAACTATGACGTGCAAAACTACAAGGAAATGGCCGCAGATATTGGGAACCCGACATTGCCGCTTGAGCGCAGGATTGCCGCTCTCGATACGCTGAAGGGGATCGTTTCAAAGTACGATCAGAGTGCGCCAGTTATGCCGGAAACGCCCAAAAAACAAAACGCAAACCTATCATCGCAGGATATGCAAGCCCTGGATTGGGCCATGAAGAACAAGGCCGATCCTAGAGCGCAGCAGATCATGCAAAAGCTAGGAATCCGGTAATGGCCTTCGATCCCGACAAGTATTTGCAGGGTGGCGGGGGATTCGACCCGGATGCTTATCTTGGCATTCCTGCTCAGAAAGACTCGAACATGGTTGCCGATGTAATCGGAGGGGCCGTGCGTGGTGCTGGCTCAATCGGAGCTACCATTCTCGCCCCCATAGATGCCGCAGCGCGTGCTGTTGGGATCGAAAACGAATTCATTGGGCGCAGGGATCGCCGTCAGGCAATGGACGAAGCATTGCGCGGGATGGGCGTTGATACCGATTCAATGGCATTCAATGCCGGAAAGATTGGTACGGAAATCGCCGGGACATTGCCTATCGGTGGCGTGTTGGCTAAAGGACTTAGGCTTGTCCCCGGCGTTGCTTCAGCCGCGCCTAAACTCGTTAGCGCGGTAGAGTCTGGGGGATTTACTCTAGGCTCTCCGGCTGCAACAACGCTTCTAGGCAAGGCTGGCGATCTTGGTTTGCGTACCCTTGGCGGGGCGGCTGTTGGCGGCGCTGCGGCTGGTATGGTTGATCCTGAGTCCGCAGGAACGGGTGCGGCTATCGGCGGGGCGTTGCCGGGTGCGTTAAAGGTTGCTGGCGGTCTAGGAAAGGCGACCGGGTATGTCGGCAAGAAGCTTGTCGGCGGAATGACAGGTGTAGGTGATGAAGCTTTATCGACAGCCTACAAAGCAGGACGAGAGGGCAATCGGACTTTCTTGGAGAACATGCGCGGGAAAGCCGATATGACGGACGTTCTTGACGATGCCAAATCGGCCCTAGACAACATGCGGGTTGCCAAGAACGAAGCCTATAACTCCGGCATGGTGGATATTCGCGGCGACAAGTCCGTACTTGGCTTCGACGGAATCGACAAGGCGTTAAAGACCGGATTCAACCGCGTTTCGTTCAAGGGCAAAACGGTGGATCAAAAAGCCGCTGGATACCTTGATGAAGTCATGGAATCAGTCAATGAGTGGAAGGGGCTTAACCCCGGAGAGTTTCATACCCCGTCTGGAATGGATGCACTAAAGCAGAAGATCGGCGCTACCCTCGAAAGCATTCCGCTTGAGCAGAAGAACGCCCGCGCCATCGTTGGGGAAATCTACAATTCAGTAAAAAACGTCATTACCAAAGACGCCCCAAAGTATGCCGAAGTGATGAAGGATTACTCGCAAGCTTCCGAACTAATCAACGAAATCCAGAGATCGTTAATCGGTGGAAAGCGTGCATCTGCTGACGCTTCCATGCGCAAGCTTCAATCCCTGATGCGCAACAACGTGCAGACTAACTACGGCAACCGGCTAGACCTCGCAAAAGAGCTAGCTGACAAGGGCGGAAAGGACGTTTTGCCGGGTGTAGCCGGACAGGCCATGCAAGAACTTCTCCCGCGTAGTTTGTCTGCCAGAATCGGCGGGGTGGGGCTTGGTATGTCTGCTGTGGCTAATCCTGCATTGTGGGCCGTTGCGCCGTTCGCGTCTCCTCGCCTGATGGGCGAGGCGTTGTATGGCGCTGGCCGGGCCGGTGGCGCGACAAAGAACGCCCTTGCCGAACTGATTGCAAAAGGGGTTCCGGTAGAGGTTCTACAGGCGCTGGCCAAGCCCAATCCTCAGCTACAGGCGATTAAGACTATCGCCCCTGCGGTTACTTTAGGAACGCCTTGAAGAACCCGTAGAGGAAGGCCAGAACAACAAGAATCCAGAACTTGGCCCACATGAAGTCAATGAAGTCCATGTAATCAACATACACCATTTAACACATTCCTTCAAGCCGCCTAGAGCGGCTTTTTTATTTTGGGGACATGATGGCTCAACAACCTCTAAGCCCCCCGCCGTCAGTATCAACAGGGGCGACGTTTGATAGATGGCTATATCGCCTCTACAAGCGTGTTTCTTCTGCAACACAAATCGCATGGGATCAATTGATCCTCCCTTCGGCAGCGAAGAATACGTTTCTGGCTGGCCCGACTTCCGGGGCGGATGCGCAAGCGGCTTTCAGGGCGATCAGTTCAGCAGACCTGCCTAGTTCTTTCGTCAATGTGGTTTGGGGTACTCCAGACGCAGAATCAGGCGATGCAATTGAAATACAGGCAACGGTTGAAACGCTCGACGGATCGGCTTACTCGACCGGTCTTGTCGCCGTACAAGTCACCGTTTCGGATTCCGCTGCCGATAACGAGCCTTCTTCAACCGCAACGCTTTCCGCTGCTAGTACCCCGGTTGGTACTTTGCTTGCCGGATCAGGAACAGCAACGGCTGTGTTTCTCACGAACGCATCCGGCGCTTTCAAGGTGAAGGTATCGGAGACCTCGGCGGGGTCTAGGTATCTGTGGGTCAAGGCGGGCGGGCATTGTCAATTGTTCGTCAAGGCAAAAGACGGAATACAGCAACTAACCTTTGCATAGGTGAAGCATGGCAACTAAAAAACTCGGCTCAACCAAACTTACCGACACGCTGCTTGTTACATCGGTAAACCTCGCTTCGGAAGTAACGGGGAATCTACCTGTTACAAACCTTAACAGCGGCACCAGCGCAAGCGCGTCGACATACTGGCGTGGTGACGGCACTTGGGCTTCCCCGTCAGGATCGGGAACCGTCAATAGCGGGACTCAATACCAGCTTGCCTATTATGCGACCACCGGAACCGCCGTAAGTGGGTTGACCTCTGCAAACAGTTCGATTCTCGTTACCAACGGTTCCGGCGTACCGGCGTGGGGAACCGATATCCCCACGGCGGTAACGATTGGAAGCTCTTATATCTACCGCGCTGGCGGAACGGATGTTCCTGTCGGTGATGGCGGAACCGGCCTTTCGTCTGGTTCCTCTGGCGGAATCCTCTACTTCTCTGCCGGGTCTACTTTGGCGTCCTCGTCTGCGCTAACTCAATATGCGCTTGTTGTTGGTGGCGGGGCTGGTGGTGCGCCTTCTACCCTGGCGTCAACCGGAACGTCCACAACCATCCTTCACGGCAATGCTTCCGGCAATCCCACATGGGGGCAAGTTGTAATCGCTGATATGGCTGACGCCATTCAGGATTTGTTCGGCTACGTCGAATGGGGCGCGGCTGGGGCCGAATCGGGGAACGTCATCGAGGTTTCGGCAACAGTCAAAGACCTTGCCGGGAACGCCATTGCTGCGGCCACAACCGAAGTGGAGGTCATGGTATCCGACTCTGCAACAGATGCCGAGCCATCAGCAACGGCCACTCTGCAAGCTGCCGGATCGCCCGTTGGGACAATCCTCTCAGGCTCTGGAACCGCTACCGCGACGTGGAGAACATCCGCATCGGGGACATTTACTGTAGCCGTGTCAGAAACCAGCACCGGGGCGCGTTATTTGTGGGTGCGGCAGGGGAGAAACTCGCAAGCGTGGGTCAGGGCAAGCGCGTCGCCTAAGTCAACTGGAGCCTTCGCCTAATGACAAAAAAGAAGCTCGGCAGCGTAAAGAATACTGACGAGGTTGTAATCACCGCATGCGATCTTGCCAATGACGTAACTGGAACCCTCCCCGTAACGAATGGCGGAACCGGTCAGACCACCTACACCAATGGCCAACTGCTGATCGGCAATACAACCGGCAACACGCTGACGAAAGCCGCACTGACGCAGGGAACCGGCATCACGATTACGAACGGGGCCGGTTCGATCACCATAGCTTCCTCGATGTCTGGATCGGATTACGTCGCCAAG